CGAAATTTTAGTTTATAATACAGAAAAAGAACTAGAAGATATTTTAATGACCTTTCCTATAGATGTAAGAATTATAGGAGAAGAATATAAGGATAAAAATTTTACAGGCAAGGAAATTTGTCTTAAACGTGGAATAGAAATTTATTTTAATAAAAGAGACCATTTCTTTAGTTCATCGGATTTAAGAAATAGAATATTCGAGGCAGAACTTAAAAAGAGGAACAAAAATGGGGAAATATCAACACTTTGAATGCATAGAATGTGAAGCAGTATTCAATTTAAAGTTTGATCTTGATGATGATTATTATCATGTTTCTTACTGTCCTTTTTGCGGAGCAGAAATGGATGAGGACCAAAGAGACGAAATTGAAAACGAAACTGATCTTAACTAAAACGTGTGAAAGATGTGAAAAATTATTTGAAGTTTCAGGTAAGAGAACTAAAAATAGATTCTGTTCCTATTCTTGTGCTAATGTCAGAAATAGGTCACCCGAATCTTTAGAAAAACATCGTCAATCTTTAATAAAGTATTTTAAATCACCCGAATCTGAGGAACATAGAGCTAAAAGATCATTACAAATTACTTTATTGAATAAAGCAGGTATGATGTGGCAAAATAATGGTAAAGATAAAGTTCTTTTATTGGATCCTAATTTTTATGAAAATAATTTAACTAACCCCGACGAATATTTTATTATACCATTTAATAATGAAAATTTAAAAGTAGAAGATGGTGATATATGGGAAGAAGTTTATACAGATTAAGCAATGTGGTTATACAAAAATGTAGAATTTAATATAATACCAAGTGAAGCTTATGGTTATGTTTATTTGATCACTAATAAAATTACTGGTAAAATGTATATCGGTAAGAAATTATTTTGGTTTCGAAAACAAAAAACAATAAAAGGTAAAAGAAAAAGTATAAAAGTTGAATCTGACTGGCGTACTTACTGGTCTTCTTCTGATGAAGTTAAACAAGATGTTGTAGAATTAGGGGAAAACAATTTTACTAGAGAAATTCTTCATATTTGTAATAATAAAGGTTCCTGTAATTATCTAGAAGCTAAGGAACAAATGCTAAGAAATGTACTAGAATCTGATCTTTATTATAATTCTCAAATACAATGTAGAATTCATCGTAAACATGTAAAATTAATTTTGGAAAAATCTTAATCTAAACTTCATCTTAGATGAAAACGAATTAGATTAAATATTATAATTAAGGATAAAAACTTATTTTTAATAAAAAGAGTAATAAATGCATTACAAAACTATCTTTATCTCTGATATTCATTTAGGAAGTAAAGGGTGTAAGGCAGATATTTTAGTAGATTTTTTAAAAAATAATACAACTGACAAATTATATCTAGTAGGTGATATAATAGATGGTTGGAAAATACAACAAAATAAATGGGCTTGGAAACAATCCCATACAAATGTAGTTAGAAAAATTCTTGGCTATGCTAAACAAGGAACAGACATTATTTATATTGTCGGTAATCATGATGAATTTCTAAGACCTATTTTGCCCTATGGGCTTACTTTTGGTAAAATTAAAATTCTTAATCAACATGTACATTTAGGTATAGATGGTAAAAGATATTTAGTTGTTCATGGAGATCTTTTTGATGGTATTACAAGACTAACTCCCTGGTTTAGTTTTTTAGGGGATAGGGCATATGATGTTTTAATTAGTTTAAATACAAAATTTAATTGGTGGAGACACAAATTAGGATTCGGATATTGGAGTTTGTCCCAATATTTAAAACAAAAAGTTAAAAAGGCAGTGGATTTTATTACTCATTATGAAAAAAATTTAACCAATTACTGTAAAAAACGTAATTTTGATGGAGTTATCTGCGGACATATTCACAAGGCAGAAATCAAAGATATAGACGATTTTATATATATGAATGATGGAGATTGGGTAGAGTCGTGCAGTGCATTAGTAGAACACTTAGATGGACAGTGGGAAATCGTATATTGGACTAAAGAAGAAAATGAAATTTGATTTAGTATCAGACTTACATGTGGATATTTGGGGTAAAGTTAATAGCACAGAATGGCTTAGACACCAAGCTAGTGACTGTTTATTGGTTGCAGGAGACACTAGTGATTTTGTAGATATTACATGTGAATACTTAATTTTTTTAAAGCGTTTTTATAATACTATTTTAGTTGTTGATGGTAATCATGAACATGAAGGGTCTAATTATGATATAAAAAGAACCAGCGAAGAATGGTCAATAAATATAAAACAAACAGGAGCACATTTTTTAGGTGATAGCGTCTATACTTGTAATAATCTAATGTTTATTGGGTGCAATGGATGGTGGAGTTTTGATTTCGGTGAACCAAATATTTCCAGAAAAGATTGTCAAACAAGAGTAGTAAATAGAACAAGATGGAATTTTTTTCATATGAATCAACAGTTTGATCAAGGTTTAATTGAAACTGATTTATTATATAAACAAATGACAGATGCACAAACTGATAATAATGTTAAAAATATTGTTGTCATGACACATACTTTACCCCATACCAGTTGTATTAGTTGGAATATCTATCCTGAAGATGCCAGTTTTGTTGGTTTATATGGTAATAGTAGATTTAAAAATATTTTGGATTTAGATATCAATAAAAAGTTATACTATTGGTGTTTTGGTCATAATCATGATTGTAAGAACATTCCCTATAAACAGGCTAGATTAGTTAGTAATCCAAGAGGTCGTCCTGAGGATTGGAACAGAGTTGATTATAAACCATTGACTTTAGAAATAAAACTATGAAAAAAATACTTATAGTAACAGATAACTTAAAGGATCAGATCAATGGTGTGGTCACGACCTACAAAAATATTGAGATATGTGCGATTCGTGATGGTTATCAGTTTGTTTATATTACTCCCGGGGAGTTCAGCCATTTTAATTGCCCTAAGTATAACGAAGTCAAACTTGCCTATCCAAGGGCAATGGGCAAGAAGATTAAGGAGATCGATCCGAATTATATCCATATCGCCACAGAAGGTCCTGTGGGTCTGTGGGCTAGAGCATATCTTACAAAACATGGTTATAGTTACAATACTGCTTATCATACTAAATTTCCTGAAGGACTACATACATTGGTGGGAATCCCTGAAAGTATTACTTGGCATTACATAAAATGGTTTCATAAACATACTGGTAAAGTACTAAGCACAACGGAATCCATGGTAAATCAATTAAAAAGTCAAGGACTCATTGCTGATATAGTACCCTGGACTAGAGGTGTTGATAGAAATTTATTTAATGATAGTCAAAGAAACAAAAAAAATTCAGAACTTAATTTAGTTTGTGTGGGTAGAATTAGTAAAGAAAAAAATTTAGATGAGTTTTGTAAAATAGATTACTTTCATGCCAAAAAAATATTAGTAGGAGACGGTCCCTATCGCAAAGAGCTTGAAAGTAAATATAAGGACGTAGAGTTTGTGGGATATAAAAGAGAAAAAGAATTGGCGTATTATTATGCCAATGCTGACGTGTTTGTGTTTCCAAGTCGATGGGAAACTTTTGGAATAGTTATGATTGAGGCAATGGCTTGTGGAACTCCTGTCGCTGCATTTCCTTGTGAGGAAACACAATTTGTGGTAGATCATGGTAAAACTGGTTTTTTACAAGAAAATTTAAAACTAGCCATTACCCAATGTTTGACTCTAAATAGATTTGATGTGATGGAATTTAGTAAAAAATGGTCTTGGGATTCTGCTTGGGATATATTTAAAAATAATCTTACACCTATTAACTAGGAGATAACTATGCTTCGTTTGGAACTAACTACACAAAACTTAGATGTAAACTTTACAACTACTGATGAAGATGACGATCTAGAAACACTAGGAAATTTAAAAGATTTTCTAGAAGTGTTACAATATAGAGAACATGTAAATCTGGTAGTCAAATCTAGAGAAAAAGTTGAATCTTTTAATTTAAAAAAAGATGAATCTGTTGATCTAGACTCTGAAATTAGTTGAAACTATGACTCTATAGTGTTGTTCTAAAACAACACAGATACCCGAGCGTTTGACTCGGGTATCTTTAGACTATATAATTATGTGTGATCAGAAAAAAACGTAAAGATCGTCGCCATATAGTATATCAATTACAGAATACTATATCTGGTGACTTCTATATAGGTGTTACTCAGGGGTTTAGTCATAAAAATTTAAGAGTTCGTATTCTTAAACATTTTCAACGTGCCTTAAAAGAAAATAAACAGTGGAAACTGTGTCAAAATATAAGACAATTTGGTGTTAATTCTTTTTCCTGGAGTATACTAGAAATAATTAAAGGAAAGATAGAAGCTCATCATAGAGAAAGATATTTAACTAAAATTTTAAAACCCTCACTGAATACACAATAAATTTGTTGTTATATATAATAAATAAAAAAAATGACTATTCTAGACTTAATTCTTTTCCTAATATTTTGTTGGTCGATATTTAATTTCTACAAAACTAGAAATAAACTAACACCGATAAAAGTTGAACAAGTAATTTTATTTTATATTAAAGAAGAATATAATCAAGTATATCTTTGGAATAGTGTAAATGATGAATTTATCGCCCAGGGCAAAACTTTAGAAGAGGCTTTGGAGATAGGAAAACTTCGTTTTCCCAATTTTATCTTTAGGAATAAAGAAGATGAAACTATTGCGAAATGATTTAGATCAGGTTTACGTTTGGGTATCAGATGATGAAAAAACAATACTAAGTCCTCACTTTGATTATGAGGATGATGCTGATGCTTGGTTTTATCATTTAAGAGAAAATTTTAAAAATAAAGTGCATTCTATTAAAAATATAAGTTATAGGCACGAGAAACAAAAAAATAATACATAGAAAAATAGTTTTTATTGTATTAATAGATTCGCTTAATTTGCAATATTGCTATAAATTGTAATTTCTAATCTTAAAAAACTACTAAGGATTTATTTTATAAAAAATATAAGGTTTAAAGATGCCTTTAAATGCTAATCAAATTAAAGATGTTGAAACTTTATTAAAAAAAATATATTCTGAAGTATCATTTGATGGTAAGAAAAACTTAGTTGTATATGTTGATAAAGCAGATAGAACTTATCGAAAAGGTGAATTAAAAAATATACAAAAAATGTTTCAGCACTATAATGCAATCTATACTGAGCCGACATCAGGAGGAAAAACTGGTGCTGTAAAAATGGCACCATTAGAAATTAGTGTTAAAGCAAGTGCAAAGGCAAATCCTATTGCAACAGGTAAGGTTAAATTTAAACCATCTGATATTAAACCTTCTATTGTAAATGATTGGTTAGATGCTAAAGATATCGTAGATAATGTAAAAAAATATATTAAAAGTGTAGATTTAGAAACTACTGTTGAAAAAGAAATTTTATATCTTTTAGATGAAACTGCTAAAGATACAAGAACTAAAATACCTTTTGATATACCAAAGGATTTTGTACCAGCAGAATTTTATGAAGTTTTAACTTCAGTAAAACTTGCTACTTTATTAAAAGATAATAATATTAGCATTAGAAAAATATTAGGTATTCCAAAGGATATGGATTTGAAAAAGAGTAAAATTAAAATTTATATACCTCAAAAAGCAAATTTTCCTCTTATAGATTATTATATTAGTATTACTGCTACTGAAAAATCATCTGAAGAATCAGCTTTACGAATAAGTGTCAAATCAAAAGTAAAAAGTCCTAAAGCAAATACAGTAAAATTTAAAGATATTTTTAATAGACAAAGTGATATTACAAATTGGTATAATTCTTTAAACCCACAATTAAAACTAAAACAAAAAGGACCAAAGATTGTAGCTGAATCAGCAATAGATGTTTATAATTCATATACTGGAAAAGCTGTATTTGGAATTCCAATTATGTCGGTATTAAACTTAATAAGAGATGACAGGATTAATATCACACGAATTATTAACGATATATTAAATAATGTTATAACAGTTAAAGAATTTGAAAATATTTTAAAAACGATAGAAAAAAATATAACAAAAGTTGGAAACAATACTGAAATGTCTATTTTTGATAAAGATGTAAGTATTGCTGCATCTAAAGCTATACAATCTACAATGAGTAAGGCTGGGGGAACATCAATAAAAAATACAGTATTCAACATTGCCTATTTGTGCGAAAAAATATTGGTGTCGGCAAGCAAACAAACATCAATTACAAAACATAATTATTATCAAATGTTTTATGATGAAGTTTTAACCAAAAAAGCTATAGCATATGCTGTATCGTCAGTGACTGGAAAAACCTTAAACTATAATTTTTATTCTTTAGTAAATTTTGAACAAGAATATGCATCATGGTTAGCATTAAGATCAAAAAATTCTCCAAATGCTCCTAATGATGTTATTGGTATAGATGTATAAAATAGAGAAAAAAAGATGATAAGCGATGAACAAAAAAGTCAAGATGCAGCATCAGATGTAAGTGATTTTATACAAAAAGCATTACTTCAACATGAACCATTACTTTTAGGATCACTTTTAGTAATCCAAGG